ATCTAAAAAACGTGTTTAGTCCTCCACCTGTCGTTCCAAATATCTTATCCCAAATGGATTTTATTGACCCAGCTATGTCAGACAATGCTGATACGGCTGGCCTTAACCATGCAGATAGTCCAGAGAAGAATGCAGTTGCGTCACGCCACACCTCGCCTGCTATTTGACCAGCAAGCGTGCCTATTGTTCCGGCAAGTTTCTGAAAGTCTTTAGATTCCGTCATGTCTTTTATGGCTTTGAAGAAACCAGAAACTGTAGCGCCTATTTGCAAGTCGCCGAGGGCTTTGAAAAAATTAGTGGCGGCAGTCCATACCGCGTTTGCTATGTTGGTAACAATGCTGATCACATCTTTTATTATCGGTCCTGCCTTGGCGCTAAGTCTTTCGATACCGACACCCAGCCATGCCACAAGCATGGCTATCTTTGTCAGGATGAGGTTGACGAAGTCCGAGAGTCCGCCCTTGAATATCTTGTTTATGAACGGCTGGAACAGGGAGATGATGTTCTTCAATGCTCCCCACAGCGTCTTCACCAGTGCGACAGCCACCTTGAACACGTTGGCAAGCACCGCACCCCACTTAACGAACGCGGCCCGGTTGTCGCGCACCCAGTCGAGGAGCTTCTGCAAATAGGGCGCTATCGCCTGCCGCAGGGGCCACAACAGGTTCTTGAGGAAGATGTCCTTGGCTATGCTGAATGTCTTGTCGATCTCAGGCATATACTGCTTCATGCCGTTGAACGCGCCCTTGAGGGCATACTTGATCGCTTCGACCTTCAAGAGAGCGCCCATGAAGGCGTGGCCCATGCTCTTGGTTGCGGCGACAGTCCTGTCCCCCAGACGCCCAAGTCCCTGTGAGACTTGCTTCAACCCGCCCAAGAACGGTTGCGGGTCAAAGGTGAAACCAACATCCTCACCGCTACTCACGTTTGGCATCCTCCAAGATCATCTCTATCAACGCGCCATAGTCCTTGAAGTCCAAGTCCCGAAGGTCACGATACCCGAATCCTCCGCTCGATGCCGTCGATATCCGGTACGCCTCAAGCACGAGCGTTGACTCGTCGAAGTCAATCTGCCTCGTCGCCCCAGCCACCCACTCCATCCGGCTCTTCGCCCGCCCTACGCCCCCCGGAGAGCGGAAGCGAAAAAACTCCCGGTGGGAACCTCTGCCCTGTACTGCTTGCCGCATTTCCTGCACGAGGAGTCAACGGTGTTGTCCATGCTCCACGCTCCAAACGCCTTGCCGACAGCCCTCATGTCCGCTATCGCCATCCGCTCGAAGGTCAGCGTCCCGAATGGCCCGCGCCACTTCTGGTCAACAGGATTTCCGTTGATCTCGGTGATCGCCTCAGCCCAGACAGCGAACTGTAGCCTAGTGTCGTCCTGCTGTCCCGCCTTGCCCGCCGCCCGGATGCAGTCCCCTATCGTCGGGAGCCGGAATGCGATGTCTGTCACACTCTCGGTGACCTCTCCAGTCTGCGAGTCCTTGAACATCACGGGATCAGACAGTGGAACCAATATCTCGGGAACGGTCTCTGATCCGGCTATCTTCAACTCGCTGATCCGAACCAAGTCCTCGTCCCTGTAGAAGCTCGCCCCGCATCGCGGACAGGTGAACTCCATGTCCACCTCATCCGATGCGCCAAGGGCTATCATGGACTGGAAGGCTATCCATTCCGCAAGCGCCCACGGGAGTCCCCGGAGCGCCGCCTTCACTGGTTCCTTCCCCTCGATCTCTCCGCCTTGGCTATCGATGAGCGAAGAAACACTCCCCGCCACATAGGCAAGGAGTGCTTGATAAACGTCGCCGTTCTCAGCGCACTTGCGGGCATCCGCAAGGACACCCGCAGTCGGATTCTTGAAAGTAGCGGAACTGATTGTCCGGTCTCCGCTTTTGAACGGATAGGGCAAAGTCATAGGGGCCTCCTCCCATGAACCTTACGGGTCAAGCATGGTGATGTTGAATGGCAGGATGTGACAGGTCAGCCTCGCGTAGTTCGGGCTGGCCGCGTCATACTCCGGGTCTGCCAGCGAGGTCATCTCGCACGCATAGCAGGTGTACAGCTGGAACACCGAACCGGAAGCGTCGGTGTCTTGGATGGTTATGTCATGCACCTCGTTGTTGAAGTACCATGACCGCAGGAAGGGGAGTGTCGCGCTCGTCTTGTCGATCTTCCACACCATGTCCAACTGCGGAACCTTGGTGATCCCGTTCTGAATGTTCCTTATGTAGGAGAACTCCGGTGCCTCAATGACACTCTTCTCGAACTTGATCTCAGTCACTGAGACAAGCCCCGCAAGCTCCGTGCCGTCAATCAATACTTTGCGTTTCAGCGCAAGGTCGTTTCTCTGAGCCATTCAAGCCCTCCTTAGCTTCGGAGCATGATGCCCACGCCGATCTTGATTGATCCAGCGGGAGCGGGATAAGTGAAGAAGATGTCGTAGTTCCTGTTGCCCGCATTGAGGCTGGACACCGGGTTGTTGACCGCGTCAGCCCTGACCTCGAAGTGGTCTGTGGGCTTGGTCGTCGAACCGTCAGCGTTGAATATCTGGCCGTAGGTCTCACCCGGCTGGACATTCCCGTTCGATCCTTGGTTCCATAGGTTGTAGAGGAACCCAAGGATGGCGGTCTTGTCGTTCAAAATCCGGTTGAGGCTGTTGGGCGTGTTCTCCGAAGTCTGGAGTCCGCTGACCACGCTGACCTTGATGTAGTTCCTCATCATCACCCCGTTGGCGAACTGGAACTCAATCGCGGTGCTTGGCGTCATCATGTTGCGGATTATGTAGCCATAGCCCGGAAGGAACTCTAGGCAATTCACGCCAGCGTTGGCGAGGTCTGTCCTGTCGCTGGGAACCGGGAACACCGTCCCCACGATCCCGACGAGTCCGACAAGCCCCATGTCCTTGGTCGCAAGGACGAAGTGGATTCCCTTCGCCGATATCGACTGGCACCAAATCCCCATCGCGTGTCCCACGAGGGGAATGTTCCGGGGAAGCGCGAGCGGTGAGAGGGAGAATGGGTCTTGCCTCTGGCCCCAGTGTCCTAGGATCACGGCATCCACCTCGCCGCCCCTCTGCCAGTTGTAGCCAATGCTCTGCAACTGAATCTTGGTCTGGCTCACAGGTACTTGGATGAGGCATATCGGGTTGTCGCCAAGCACCCTGTTCTGGGCGTAGGTCTCAAGACCCTGCTGGATCGTGAAGTCGGTCGTCTCAGCCATTGCAAGCATCCTGACCGGGAAGGCGTCAAAGGCGTGCATGGCTCGGTAATACTGCCCCAGCGTGGTTATCGCGGAACCGTCAGTCGCCGCCGTCGCCGTGCTTCCACTGGGAGGAGTCCCATCCGGGTACAGCGTGTTCAACTGCGCCGCTGGCGTCTTGTTTCCCGACAGCACCGTGGTCGAGGTCGAGTTGACCGTGACCGCGATGAAGTTCGATTGCACGAAGATCGACGGGCCGTAATGGTTGGAATCTGTGGCATTCAGCGAAAGCCAAATCTGGCCGAGGTTCGCGTCAACCTCCGCTTCCACGCCCGCGAGGTTCTTTCGGTAGGTGTGGATGCGATGGCCGGGAATGAAGAGGTAGTCGCCCGCCGTCATCATCCTCGAAGCCGTGAGGAAGGTGTCCGCGACGGTGACGATCTTGGTTCCAGCGTTGACGTTGACCACAGACGTGTAGAAGTAGGTGTTGCTGTGCGCCGTGTCAACGAAGGCCACGATGTCGCCGATCACAAGGTCAAGGACACTGTTAAGCTGGACGGTTGCCGTCGAGTTGGTGATCGTGACCGCCGCCGTGGTGAATCCTCGATATCCAGAGGGGAAGGTGGCCGTTCCCGGAACAGGAAGGCCCACTCCCGGAGTCCATGCCTCGATCCTGACACCAGTGCGGTTTCCCGGAACCCCGTACTCAGCCGTTCCCTGCCATGCTGGCTTGATCGTAAGGGGATACTGTCCCAAAGCCGCGACATCGCCCAGAGACATTGAAGCCTGAGTGTCGGTCAATGCTCCCGGCGCACCCGTGGCGCAGTTTGGAGCCGAGTAGATGTAGAGTGTCGCCGCCTGCCCGCCAAGGTTCTTGAAGAACCCGTCAACGCAATCCGGCCCGAACTGGGAGGTGTAGTCCTGCCCGCCGAATATCGTCTGGACATCGGAGGGAGAACTCACCGGGATGGCGGCATCGAAGCGCCGCGCCATCTGTCCGATCAGTCCCGCAATTGTGAAGGCCGCTGGCTGGACGGTTGATCCCTTCCTCGTGGGAAGGTTCGCCCCGTATACGCCTTGCTGTCTGAGTCCCGGCATTTATAGTACCTCCTGCACGACGAAGTATTCCTTGACAGAATTGAAGTCTGGGTGTTCCGTTATCCACGAGTCCAAGACCCTGCTTTCTCCCGGAAGGAAAATCACCTCGACGACTCCACTAATGGTGACTTCCTGCTTCCAGTTCCGCTGTAGCGTGACGAGCTTCTTTGGTGATGCCGAAGCCTGCACCGTGGGAGCGACATCTGGCGTTTCGTTCGTCCCGACATCGGGAGAATCAGTCACGCCAACCTTACTGCTTGCCATGTTCCCTCCTACGGTAGCACTGTTCCCAGTGTACCCGACTTCTGCGTGTATGTCAAAGTCTGGCCCGTCACTGGCGACAGCCATGTGCGGACATCCCTTTCCTCATGCACCTCGATCTCGACAGTGTACTGCATCTTGGGAATCATCACGATACCCTCGGGCGGCTCGATGTAGACAGCGTCCTGCGGATAGGGCATCTCGTTGTGCCGTCCGTTTATCCAGACCTTGCTTGACGCCAAGAATCCCCTCGCGCACCGGGCTATCAATGCCAGAGTCTGACTGTGCCTAGCCTCGCAGTCCACAATGATGGTGAAGGTCTGCATCCACGGCATCCTGCGGACAGACGCCGCGCCTGTCGGCCCCATTGAATCTTGAACGATGAAGGTGTCCTGAGTGTCCTGCGTGTCTTTTGTCGCCATGCCCCAGATGGTTATTCCGGGAACCGCCGCCTCTTGCTCCAAGACGCCGTACTGGACAGGTATCGCCAGCCCCACCGTCCCGCCCGCGTAGGCATAGAGCATCGAGGGGCCATCAAACAATCCAGTGAACCATATCGTTCCCGCCGCCTCATCAAACCTGTCCACTTGGTGCGTCTCGGTGTGCGTGATGTCTGTAAGCGTGACCACTGCTCCACGGTTGAGGTAGGAAAGCGAGCTTGGCGCGATGAACTTCGCTCCCGCCGCGCAAGTGAACGTCCCTATCGGAATCCCGTTTGGAGCCATCATGGAAACATAATGGTCTAGCCCAAGCTTCGCGCCTTCCATGACATCAAGGGGAAAGTCGTCCCAGACACCATAGCATCCAGATATTATCAGCCAGTCCTCGGCGTTCGTCGTCGGCTTT